GCACCCGCAGTGTTTGCAGGAATTAATCCTGAGAATGATCAATTCTTTGTAGGAACAAAAGGTGTATTCGCTAAGAATGCAAAGATAAATTATACTGATACAGATATAGATAATAATCATAGTGGTGGACTAGCATCAAAACTAAAAGTAGCATTGAAAGAGTTATCCAAAGTAAACATAAGTGGTGTTTTACAGGGTGACATGATGTATACACATGAAGATTTACAAAGAGAAACGATTGATGGTGAACCTTATATTACATTTCAACCAAATACTATCGTTTATGCAATACCAGTGAATTCAAAGTTGGCGGCGAAAATCCTGTCCTCTAATATGGGAATCGTATGGCATACCACGTATAGTGGTGATACGATGGAGGACATGACCGCCTCCTTTGGTGTTAGTTCGGGAGCGTTTAGTGAAAATAGTTCAGTATGGCAAGCAGATGCATCATTTAGAGATACTTCTGGAAGTGCTACTATGACAAAGAAAGAGACAGGAGATGTCACTGCAATATTGAGTCAAGCTGGGAAGTTGTTCAAACAGATAGACTCTAATACTCTGGCTATGGTCGCAGGAGATCCAACTCCCAAAGAATTGATAAAGACCTATAATAATAAAATGGTAAGAGAAGGTCAAAAGATTACAAACGTAAAAAGACATACTGCAGGAGTGATCAAGTTTGTATATGACAAATTGAAAGCGGATGTAGATAAAGTAAAACGTGAAAATACGAAAAAAGAGAAACAACGTAAGATGGATTTATATGTTGACTTCTTCAGAAGACATTCCTCTGATCTTGTCAAGATATTTGCATTACAAAATTTACTTATTGATGCAAAATTAATAATTCTTAGAAAATTAGAACAAGTTAAATCTATCAAAACGTTAATGAAAACATCTACAGGATTTAAAGTTACTTCTCCAGAGGGGTTCGTTGCTATAGACAAACTCAAAGGTGGTGCAGTTAAGTTAGTAGATCGAATGGAATTTTCAATGCAAAACTTCAACGCAGCAAAGAATTGGGATAAATGAAAACATTTTCAAAGTATCTAGAAGAAAATTCCAAGTATATTGTTTCCAAGAACCCAAGCGACAAGAAATGGTATGTAATGGGTCATGTGGGAAGAAACAAATGGATGCCGGTTTCTAGTGGATTTAAAAACAAAGCCCAAGCTCAGAAGTGGGCAAAGAGTCAAGATAAGGTGGATGACGCGGCTCGCGGAGAAATAGGTGGTGTATAAGATGAAAAAAGTTATAACACCACATATAGACCACGGTGTTGATATTATTGGTGATGAATGGGAAGATGAAGAAGATGAATCTGAGATGTATGAACAACGAGAAGATCCAGATCATCCATACTGTACAAATTGGCCAGTAAATAAAAAAAAGGAAAAACATGGAAACATTTAAAGAATTTTTTGGTAAAAAGGCTGTAATCGATAAAGATCAAGAAGAATTAGAAAAACTTGGTTTGAAAGCTGCTGGTAGAGGTGGTTGGTCTAAAAAAGAACAAGATCGATATAATGATCTTTGGATGAAGATGCACAAAAAGGGTCAAACTCCATTAATGACACCACCAAGTGTATATGATGATGATTCGTGGGGAACTAAAACTACAAAACTTCATAAGAAGTTAAGATTAACTAAAAAAGATCATTCAAGTGTATTAGCATGAGTACAGCTGTATTTGCTTTTGGGAGATTTAATCCTCCTACTATCGGACATGAAAAGTTGATAAACGCAGTAATTGCTACTAATCAACGTGAGGGTGGAACTGCCTACATTTATGGAAGTCATTCACAAGATAGTAGAAAAAATCCCCTTTCACATTCAGAAAAAATGGGATATTTACAAAAAATGTTCCCACGAATTAAAAAGTCGATACAAACTAAAGCAAAAGAACGAAATGTACTACAAATCGCACATACATTAAATGAAAAATATGATAAATTAATATTAGTAGTGGGTAGTGATAGAGTCGATGACTTTACCTCTTTACTAAATAGTTACAATGGGATAAAGTCTAAACATGGATTTTATGAATATAAAGAAATAAAAGTATATAGTGCAGGTGAAAGAGACCCAGATGCAGATGGTGCTTCTGGAATGTCAGCATCTAAGATGAGATCAGCCGCAACAAAGGGTGATTTTGAGTCGTTTATATCAGGCGCATCAAGTGAATTAACTATAAAAGAAAAGAGAAATCTAATGAATGATGTACGAAAAGGATTGAAATTAGATTCATTACGTGAAGCAATGAAACGCCGAAGAGGTTATGAGAAACCTGTTATAGTTGAACATAAAGATAATATTGAAACAAAAGAACTATCTTGGCAAGGTTATGATACTGTAAATTTATCTACTTGTGTAGAGGCGTTTGAATTATTTGATGAAATAGTTAATAGTGTCGGTGATGGAACGTTTACTGCCCCAGAAAAGGGGTATCTTAAAGAAGCACTAATGTTGACAGATAAATGTCTTTGTATTTCACAAGTACCAGAAGAAGAAATAACAGAAGAAGATGAAGTGAATTACATAAAAAGTTCAGAGAAAGCAATAAAACTTTTGGAGACTGTTAAAAAACGAACAGGCATACCATTTGAATATTCGTTTTTGAATGATCTTCAAGTAAAAGTTGCACCTAATGCACAACCACGAAAAACATTTACACAATTTTCAGGAGAAATGTATGGCCTCTGATAGCCTATTAACTGTAATTCAAGGACTAGTCAAGAGAGATGGTCGAATTGCAAAAGAAGACGCCAAGAAAGCTAAAGAAGCAGTAAAGGCGCAAAAAGAACAAGAAGATGAAGAAGATGAGGATGAAGAACCAGTAGGAGAACCTGCTGATAATCAACCGCCTGCAGATGAGCCACCACCTGAAGAGGGTGAAGATGAAGAAGGTGAAGAAGAGGACGAAGAAGAGGGTGATTATGATAATAAAGTTTCTGGACCCGATCCTGCATTAGTTCAACAAGTTTCCCAAATAGTTATGCAACAAATACAAGATATGTTGCAGGCAGCAGACGATGCTCAAAAAGATAGAACAAAAGACGATATTAAACTTTCTGGTAAGAAAGAAAAAATAGATACTAAACCCAAAATGGAACAAATAGTAACAAGGAGAGAAAGAATGAATTTCCAAGAAGCAATCCGTTTGGCCGTCACGGACACACATCTAGAAGAAGGTTATGAATCTGTTGTCCTTGATATTCTAGAAGATGAAGGTATAGATGGCCCTTTAGGTTATGAACCATTTTTTGAAAAAGGTAAATTATATGTAGAAAAAGGTTCAGAAAAGAAAGCCGCAAAGGTACTTAAAAACTCTAAAGATATTCGAAAAGTTCCTAAAATTGTAGGAGAAGAATTATCAGAAGAAGAGTATCTTCAAATGGAATCAGTAGCCGTTGATGGTAGACTAAAAGGATTTAGAGAAGCCCTTAAACGTTTAACTTATGAAAAAATTAAAGCAATGAAGGCTAAAGAAGAAGTCAAAAAAGAACATTTGAATGCGGGTCTTGGAAAAGAAGGTGTTGAAAAAGATACTAAAGGTGATGGAGATGAATATCAAAAGTTCTTCAAAGCAGCACTCAAGAAGTTTGGGGTAGATGAGCCTGATCAACTAGAAGGTGATAAGAAAAAAGAATTCTTTGATTATGTTGATAAAAATTGGAAGGCCGATAATGAAAAGCCTGAGCCAGAAGATAAAAAGGAAGAAGTTGATATCGAAGAAATGAGAAATATTCTTCAAAATATGGATATTGATCAACTAACTGATGATATCATTGAGAAGGCTACAAAACTTGTCCAAAAGGCAAAAAAATGAAGAGATTTGGAGAGTACATCTCAAACCAAGATGAAAAAGTAGCTCCATCAATAGAAAAGACAGTAGAAAAGAAATCTATTGATGAAGCTGCTACTCTTGGAGATTTATTAATTGGTTTAGCTGCTGCGGGTGGAGCCGCGGGTTTTAAAGCTGCTTGGAATAAATGGGCTCCAACTAAGGGAGCAAGGGCAAAGAGAAAAGAAAAAGCCGATGATAAAGAGGAACGAAGACAAGAAAAAATTGCAAAGGCAAAGAAGAAGGGGAACGAAAAGAAGTTAAAAAAATTAATGTCTCCTGATGAATATAAGAAATATGGTGATGAAAAAACACAAAAGAAATTAGATAAAAAGGGTGAAGCAGAAAGAGGTGGAATTGAAGATCCTAAAGATGCTGAAGCATATTTCAAAAAACATGGTGAGGCGCCAAGAGGATGGAGAAACGCCGCTGCAGATGGTGAAGCTCCAGAGTTGATGACAAGAGCAGATTATGCAAAAGAAATAAAACGGCGAAGAAAAATTAACAAAAAACAAGGACCAGACAAGAAACCTGAACCAGAAAAGAAAGATGATACTGGCGAATCATTTAAACCGGAGGGAGATATGACACTACAAGAAAGTAATGAACTACAGGCAATTATGGCTCTCGATGATGCTGGTATAAAAGCAGATATCAATAAGAGGGGTGAAGTAGTTGTCAAGAAAAAAGACTTGAAGAAAGCACAAAAAGCACTCAGCAAATCCTTTAGAAAAGGTGGAGAACCAAAACTAGTAGGTGAAGAAGTTCTAGAAGATGGAACTGATGCAATGATAAATCAATATAAAAAAGATACTCCAGGACAGAGAACTGCATGGGAAGTAGTATCTAAAGCTCGTGCAAAAATAATTGAAGCGGTTGACGCCGAGGCAGCAAGAGAATTATACTTATTCATGCAAAATGAAAGATCTTTAATGAGACAAAAAGACTCTATCATTAAGAATATTTCAAATAAAATGAAGAGTGGTAAATATGATCATAAACAAGCACCTAAACTATGGATGTATTGGGTAGATAATGGCGCAAAAGAATATGATAAATTGTACAGCTCTCCAGGCGTGAAAACTTTTGATAAAGATACAAAGATGTCGGTGGCTATTCAGCTAGGTGATGAATATAAAGCCGAAATCGAATTAGGAAATTACAGTTAAGGAATCTAATGGAAAAAAATGATAATTACTTTGATAATAAATC